TGAGTTAATGGGCTTAATTGATGGAAAAGAAACACCAAAACCTGATAAAGACAAAGGAAACAATGATGCTGAATTAGTTAAAAAATTTGCAAAAATGGAAACATTATCTGAAGCTATTAATAGAAATTTTAGAGATGTATTTACTTCTTTTAAAGATGCAAACAAAACAGTTATAAAAGATATGCAAAGTAAATTATCAACGATTGGTCAAATAATAGGTAAAAGTTTAAGTGGTGGAATAAAAACATTTTCAGATACTTTTGCTAGATCAGTAATACTAGGAGAAAAATTATCAGAATCATTTAAGAAAATGGCTCAACAATTAGGAGTAAAAATATTAAGTGCATTAATAGAAATTCTTGCAAGAAAAAGTGTTGAACTTGCTATTGAAAAATTAATAACAAGAGAAAAACAAAAACAAGCATCTTTAAGTGCTGTAAGTGGTGGTAGTTCTTTATTTGGTATGGCTAAATCATTTTTAGGATTTGCTAAAGGTGGTGTATCAAAAGGTCAACCAATCGTAGTTGGAGAACAAGGTGCTGAATTATTTATACCAAACTCATCAGGCCAAATTACACAATCAGCTAGAGGCACAGGGGGTGGTTCTACAACAGTTAATTTTAATATAAACACAGTAGATGCTTCTGGCTTTGAAGAATTATTAGTTAGATCAAGAGGAACTATTACACAATTAATTAATAACGCAGTTAATGAAAGAGGGAGTAAAAACTTAATATAATGGCTGGTTCATTTCCAATATCAACTGCTAAGTTTGAATCTTTAGGAATAAAGTCTATTCAAAATACTATTATCTCAAAAACTGTATCTGGTAAAAAACTTGCTAGACAAATAGATGGTCAAAGATGGGGATTTACTGCCAGAATAATTACAGCAAAAAGAAGTGATGTTTATGGCGAACTTATGGCATTTATAATTAAACAAAGATCAGGCAAAGAAAACTTTACAATAATCCCACCAGAAGTAGAAGATGCTAGAGGTACTGCTAGTGGTACACCAAATGGAACAGCAAGTGCTGGAGATACATCTATTACATTAGGTGGCTCAGGTTCAGGAACTTTAAAAGCTGGAGATATGATTAAATTTGCTAATCACGATAAAGTTTATATGGTCGTTGCAGATCAATCAGATATTTCTACAGGAACACTTACTATTGAACCACCTTTAACTACAGCAGTTTCTTCAATAGATATAACTTATGACAATGTTCCATTTACAGTTCATTTAACAAATGACATTCAAGAGTTTGGTGTAGCTGGTGCAGATAAAGATGGTAATGCTTTATATCAATTTGAATTTGATGTAGAAGAATCTCTATAGTGAAAAAATATAAAATAACCCACAAGATAAATGCCGACTTTATTGCTGAAATTATTGTTAATGAAGATCAAATAGATGCTAGTATTAACGATCTTAAAGAATACAAGAAACCTAATAGCAAATTTGAATATACTATGTTAAAAGGTACAGAAAGTGTAACTCAAACAACTTACGAAGAATATGACGAGAAGCCTGACAACAGCAGTAAAGAACGAAATAGCGACTAATGATATTAGGCCTATTCATCTTATAACTATTGGTTTTTCTACTCCTGTTAATTTTACTGATTGCTCATTTGATTTAACTTCATCAATATCAGGTTCATCAGTTACTTACTCAGCATCAGATCATTTATTAGGTATATCTGACTTTTCTGAACAAACAGATGTAAGTAAATCTAGTATTACACTAACTTTATCTGGTGCAGATCAAACATTTATTTCTACAGTATTAAATGAGAATGTTATTAATGATACTGTAACTATTTATAGAGGTTTATTAGATGATGATAATACTATATTTGCTGACCCTTTTTTACTTTATAAAGGAAACATAGAAAACTTTGAAATACAAGAACAACCAAAATCAAGTACATTAGCATTATCTATTGTATCTCATTGGGCAGATTTTAATAAAAAAAATGGTCGTAAAACAAACAATACATCACAGCAAAGATTCTTTAGTACAGATGTTGGTATGGATTTTAGTTCTCAAACAGTACAAGATATTAAATGGGGTAGAGAATAATGCAAGATATTATCTCACTATATAGAAATTATCCTAAATATGATAATCTGCATGATCTTGATTTACAACATCACATCAAGCCAAGTATATTTTTAAATCAATATAAAAAACATTATCATAATGATAAATTAGTTGGCTTTACTAATTGGGCTTATTTATCTGATTATGCTTTTAATCATTTTAAACAAACAGCTAAAATAAAATATACTGAATGGAACTCAGGAACTAACTTAGTATTTGTAGAATTTATTGCTATTACAAATGTAAGAAAAATTTTTAAATGGTGTATTGATATGGCTAACAAATTTAAAGGCATTAAAGATAATTTTACTTGGTTAAGAGTAGAAGATAATCAAATTAAAAGAATGGTAGTTAAGGATATATAATGGGTGGATTTGTAAGTTCTATTATTAGTAAAGTAGTTAGTGTTGTTGTTGGTGCAAATCCTTTAGTATCTTTGGGCGTATCTTTATTTTTAAGTTGGGCATTAAGACCTAAAGTTCCTGAAATTCCTGATTTTGCAACAAATGAATTTGATGATTTTGAAAAAGGTATTTTAATTAATAAACAATCCAATGACTCTAATATTCCTGTCATTTATGGAGAAAGATTAGTTGGTGGAACTAGAGTATTTATGGAAACTTCAGGCTCAGATAATACTTATCTTTATATGGCTATAGTTATGTCAGAGGGAGAAATAAATTCAATAGAGGAAATAAGAGTTGATGATAAAGTTGTTAATTTTGCATCAAGTTTAACAGATGGAACAGAGGTAGAAGTTGATAGTGCAGATGAAAATTTTTATAAAGCTGACCCAACAGTAGATGATTCATCAGCAGAAAGTTTAATAAGATTAGAACCTCATTTTGGAACAGATAATCAATCTGCATCATCATTATTATCTACTTTAGATTCTTGGGGAAGTAATCATAAATTATCTGGATTATGTTATTTAGCATTAAGATTTAAATGGAATCAAGACGCATTTACAGGAATACCAAAAATACAAGCTAAAATAAAAGGTAAAAAAGTTAAAACATATAATGCAAGTTTAGTAGAACAATCTGCATCATATCAAACTAATCCAGCATGGTGTTTATTAGATTATTTAACTAATACAAGATATGGAAAAGGATTAGCAGTTAGTGAAATAGATTTACAATCTTTTTATGATGCTTCACAAGTTTGCGTCACACAAGTAACACCATATTCAGGTGGTAGTGATATAAATATTTTTGATTGTAATACTGCATTAGATACATCAAAACCTATTATAGATAATGTTAGAGAGTTTTTAAAAGGTTGTAGAGGTTATCTTCCTTATAATGCTGGTAAATATAATTTAATTATTGAAACAACAGGAAGTGCGAGTATTACATTAACAGAAGATAATATTATTGGTGGTTATTCATTATCTACACCTACAAAAAATGATAGATACAACAGAGTTATAGTTGGATTTGTGAACCCAGATCGTAATTTCCAAGTTGATGAAGTACAGTTTCCACCTTTAGATGAATCAGGATTAGCAGATGCTGACAAACATGAAAATATGAAAACAGTAGATGGTGGATTTTTATTAGAGGGTAGATTTAACTTCACAACATTAACTTCACAATATCAAGCAGAAGAAATGGCAGAGGTAATACTTAGAAGAAGTAGAGAAGCATTATCTTTAGGTATTAATGTTGATTTCAATGGTTATGATTTGGCCATAGGAGATATAGTTAATATCACACATAGTTCATTAGGATTTTCTGCAAAACCATTTAGAGTTTTAGGAATTACTTTTAATACAGATTTAACAGTTGGATTATCACTTGTTGAATATCAAGCCACTCACTATACATGGGCTTCTAAAACACAAGCCACAGCAATTCCAACAACTAACTTACCAAATCCTTTTTCTGTTGAAGCACCCTCTATTTCTGCAACAGATGAATTACTAGAACTATTTGATGGTTCAGTAGTTTCTAAATTAGTTGTAACTATTACAAGCACAGATAAATTTGTTAATGATTTTGAAGTTCAATATAAAGAATCTTCTGCAACAAGTTATAGATTATTGCGTAGAGGTTCAAATAAAATTGTTGAAAAATATCCTGTAAAAGAGGGTGTAGTATTTGATATAAGATGTAGAGCCATCAACTCTTTAGGGGTTACATCAGCATTTACTACTATCCAGCATGAAGTCGATTCAGCATTTGAGCCACCACAAGATGTTCAAAACTATTCTATAGATGTAGTTGGAGATAAATTACACCATACATTTGATGCTGTACCAGATTTAGATTTGGATTTTTACGAAATACGATATACTTCAGATACTACCGAAACAGCTTATGCAAATACAGTTGTCTTAGTTCCAAGAATAGGACGACCAGCAACAAGTGTTGTAACACCTTATGTTGCTAAAGGTAAATTTTTTATAAAAGCAGTAGATAAATTTGGTTTTAGATCAACTAATTATGCAAGTCAATCTATAGCAACTCAAGTATTAGGAGAACGAATTGAAACAGTACAAACATTAACAGAACACCCTACATTCTCAGGAACTAAATCAAATGTAAGTGCTATTGATAGTACATTACAATTAGATACAGCACTATTTGATAGCATTAGTGGAAATTTTGATGATGCTTTAGGTTTCTTTGATGGTGGTAATGGTACAATAGTTTCATCAGGAACTTATGATTTCACTAATAATTTTGATTTTAATTCTGTTTTAAAATTTAATGTTCTTATAGATTCTTTGATTGTTAATAATATTAATTTTATTGACAACTTTGATTCTGCTTCTGGTTTTTTTGACAGTAGAGAGGGATTATTTGATGGTGGGGAAAATGCTTCTATTGATACAAATGCAATTTTACAAATATCTACTTCTCAAGATGCTTCTACTTATACTTCATATCAAGATTTTAAAGCTGGAGATTATGTTGCAAGAGCAGTTAAATTTAGATTAAAAATGACTTCAAGTAATTCTCAAGAAAGCCCACAAGTTTCACAACTAGCACTTAAATTATCTTTACCTACTAGAATTGAAAAAGGCTCTAATGTATCTAGTGGAACTGATACTGCTGGAAAAACTATTACTTTTGGTTCAGAGTATTATCAAACTCCATCACTAACTGTCATAGGTCAGAACATGGCAACGGGAGATTTCTTTACAATTTCATCTAAAGGAACTGCATCTTTCGTGGTTGAATTTTTTAACAGTTCTGGTAGTACTGTTGATAGAACTTTCGATTATCAGGCAATCGGAATTGGACAAAAACAATAAAAATGATATAAGATTAATTTTATGGCACAGCACGATTATATAATTTCAAACCAAACTTTTCCAAATACTAGAGCAGATATTAACAATGTTCTACAGGCTTTAGCAACTAATAACTCAGGAACAACAGCACCTACTACTCAATATGCTGGTCAATTCTGGTTAGATACAAACACTCCATCATCAACAACTTGGACTTTATACATACATGATGGTTCAGATGATATAGCTTTTGCAACAATAGATACTTCTGCAAACACAGTTAATTTTACAGATTCAGCTTTAGATGTTGTAACAGATACAACACCACAACTTGGTGGAAACCTAGATTTAAACTCAAACGATATTACAGGCACAGGAAATATTAATATTACAGGAAGTTTAACAGCAAGTGGCAATCTTACATCTTTAGGTATAGATGATAATGCTACAAGTACAGCAGTTACGATAGATAGTTCAGAGAGAGTTGGGATTGGCGAAACAGCACCTCTAGGAAAACTTCATGTTAAATCTTCTGATAGTGGTGTAACACCAAGTGTAAATGCTGATGATTTATTTGTAGAAAGCAGTGGCTCAACAGGAATAACAATAGGTTCTGGTACAGGAAATTTTGGAAGAATAAATTTTGGAGATAGTGGAGATGCTAATATAGGTATTATTCAATACGAACATACAACTAATGCTATGGCATTTACTACAAATGATACAGAACGTATGCGTATTACATCAACAGGATCAATAGGAATTGGGACAAGTAGTCCAAATAATCAAGTAGAAATTAAAAATAGTGC